CATGCCCGCCGTATTCCGCACTGCACGCCGTGAGCAGGTGCCCGGATGAACCACTACCAGGTCAAGATCACCGACGCCGGCGGCACGCGCACCTGGAACATCATCGCGGCGACCAGCATCAAGGCCGCGCGCACCGCGCTGAACTTCGCGCAGATCAGCGGGCCGTTCTTCATGATCACCAAGCGGGCCAACTAAGGGAGCCAACATGATTGAAGAATTCCACAAGCAAGCCATCCTGTTGGCACTCAAGAAAATGATGGAAGGTAAGCATTTTAATATCTGCACCTTGAATGAAGCACTTGAGATCACAGGCGGAAGATTAAACAGCAAGGACAAAGCCGCGCTCGGTGCATTGCATTGCATTGACTGGGCAGACATGTCGCTAGGTCTGCGCAATATGGTGTTCGCAAAAATCATGGAGGTATTACAGCATGAACCAGAATTCAATATGGAGCTGCTTGAAGCGGCAATTCACCGACCCGGTGCTATGCGTTTGCTCAATTGATCGCTGCCAGGTGGCGGTCGGCGCGGTCTTGATAAAAAACCGCATGCGCCCTACAAACACACCAGCACAGCGCGTGATGATGGCAAAACTTTGTATCCGGCTGCAAACATATTTCAAGGGGACAACATGAACTTCAACAACTTTGCATCGCGCCGCAGCAACGTCATCCCGCTACACCCGGCACGCAGCCGGTTGCGCAGGCTACTCGGCGTCATCGCGGACGGTTGGTGGTGGACAAAAGCCCATCTGATCGCCCTGTTGCCGGATCTCCTGCGCCGCTATCTCAGGTACCGCGCGCTCGGCTTCCCGCGACGTTCGGCCTGGTTCAACGCGCGGAACCGCATCGGCGCAGGGCGACGGTAAATGAAAACGCTCCGGACCATCCTCATCCTCGCCGCCGTGCTGTATCCGGCGCATGACGTGGTTCCGGAGCAGCAATTGAACCACCCATGGCAGCCGTTTGTATTCGGCGCGCCGTGCAGCTTGAAAAGCGATTACGAGGATGGCGAGGGCAGAACGTTCGCTGGTTGCCAGACGATCGAAGTCCGATCGCCACGCGGTGCGAAAGAACGAAAACGGAGAGGGATTAAAAAATGAGTGCAACAAATACGGCGAGCGAACACCTGCAGATGATCGAAGACTGTGAAGCGCGCGAATCACGGCTGACCGAATGGGATGTGCAGTTTTTGGATTCGATAAAAAACCGGCTGGAACAAGGCCGTTCGCTGACGACCGGCCCAACGGGACAGGCCGAGAAGCTCGACGAGATATGGGAACGTGCCACGGCACACGGATAACACGATGAGAAAACGTACTCCTCGCCAGCACCTCGACCCGATGGCCTGCATCACCAGGCGCATGCCATTGGCCGAAGACCAGCAGCGCGATATCTGCATCGCCTACCGTGCCAGCCTTCAAGCTCTGTTGCGCGGCCATGGCACGGAGCAAGCGTGGAGCACATTGGCCTGCTCGTTCAACATCGCGCTGATCCTCGCTGAACAGGGCATCGCCGCAGCAACAATACCCACCATCAAACTCGCGCAGGAAGCCCTGCTGCGCGTCCAAAAACGCGCCCTGTTGCGCGGCAAGTGGGCCTTCGATAGCGAAGGCATCCGCGTCGTGCTGGCTGCCGCCAACATCCACGACGAACAACTGGAGATTGCCGCGCGCGGCCAGATCGTCGCAGCACTGAATGAAGTGCATCGGCGAATCGAGGAAGGAATCACAGCATGAAGGCATTAATTTTATCAACGCAGTAACCACCAAAAGGAGACACCATGAACGCAATCACCCAACCCACCCTTCCCTCAATCGGCACACCCATGCCGGGCGGATTTTTCGCCGGCGCGATCAATCTGAACGGTCAGCGCTTCGCCATCATCGTATCCCAGAAATCAATCAAGCTTAAAGGCGTGTGGCATGAAGATGAAATCGACGTGCCGGGCGCAAAATCTTACAACGACGGGCTGGCCAACACACAAGCGATGGCCGATGCGGGCAGCGATCTGGCCAAACTCGTTCTCGGGCTCGATATCGATGACCAAACAGATTTCTACATTCCGTCCCAGGACGAACTGGAACTCTGCTATCGCGCATTCAAGCCCACCCCGGATTTGAACTGGTGCTATGCACGCTCCGGCATCAACCTGTCCGCCGAGCCCCCCACCTATCCTTACACGCCAGAATTTCCCGTGCAGACCATGCTGGATGCCTTCAAGGCGGGCGGCGAAGAAGCGTTCGAGCTTGAATACTACTGGACCAGCACGCAGCACGCCGGCTACTCAGGCTACGCCTGGTTTCAGGGTTTCGGGTACGGACACCAGAGCTACAACAACAAGAGCTGTGAGCTCCGCGTGCGCCCCGTTCGCAGACAACCCATTTAACCAATTCAGTCATTCATCAATCAGGAGCCACCTATGCCCACAACTACAACCCTTGAAATCGACGGAGCCAAGCTCACTGTTGATACGTCTGCACTCTTCCGTGCCTGGCTCGAAAGACACCTCGGCCAGCCCGGCAAACCCTTGTTCGCAATACCCGCTGCGAGGCCGGGCGAACGCTACCTTGGCTCGATCATCGAACCAAGCGGACGGATGCGCCATACCTTTCTGATGCCGGGCGACGAAGAGAAAGATTGGAACGACGGTATGGATTGGGCCAAGAACCTCGGTGGTGATCTACCAGACCGCGTCGAACAGGCCATGTTCCTCGCTCACATGCCGGAGGAATTCCAGAAGGCTGCTTACTGGTCGAATACGCAGCACGCCGGCTACTCAGACTACGCCTGGTATCAGTATTTCAGAAACGGACTCCAGTACTTCAACAACAAGAGCTGTGAGCTCCGCGTGCGCCCCGTTCGCAGAGAATTCAGTAATTAGTCATTTAACGATTTGATTTATTCAGCATGGCTCTCCATACCGACCTGACGATACACAAAACGGCCTACGACCTGTTCGATGCCATCATGGATCTCGCCAAGAACATGCCCCGCGACTTCAAGGCATTGATCGGCGCAGAACTCCGCAAGGAGTGCATTGCCATTCTGGTGCTCATCTTTCGTGCCAATTGCGCACGCGAGAAGGACATGCATATCTTGTCCTTGATCGAACGGTTGCAGGTCGCCGAACTGTTGCTGCGCTTGTCGAGAGATAAGCGGCTGATCTCCACCGGGCAATACGCCAAGGTGATCAAACTCACCAACAGTATCGGCAAGCAGGCCACTGGATGGCGCAAATACGCAAATTCGTCCGCTTCATGATGGTCAAGGCCACGATGACTGTACGAACTTTTAATCTGGTCGCACCGCTGGCCCCCGAGAATCATCAGGCGGCCACCGACATGCGCACAACAGATACCGCCGGGCTAGTTACCCGAGGCAGGTCTGGCGCAGTTTCCTTGTTGACCGGCTGCAGAGGTCGGCAGGGTGACATAGATAGTGCGAATAAACGCAGCACGCCGGCAACTCAAACAACGCCTGGTATCAGAATTTCAAAAACGGAAACCAGAACAACAACAACAAGAGCTGTGAGCTCCGCGTGCGCCCCGTTCGCAGATCAAAACTTGGGCCATCAATATACGGTTGGCCATGCTGATTTTTCTTTCGAGGAGCTGGTGCAAGCCTACCTCGATTGCCGCAACAACAAACGCAACAAACCGACTTCCCTGGCCTTCGAGATCGATCTGGAACACAACCTGTGCCAGCTCGACGACGAACTGCGCAGCGGCTCGTATCGCCCCGGTCGCAGCATCTGCTTCGTCATCACCCGGCCGAAGCCGCGCGAGGTGTGGGCGGCAGACTTCCGCGACCGTATCGTCCACCACCTGCTCTACAACCGGATCTCGCCCCGGTTCTATGCCGGATTCATCGCCGACAGTTGCGCCTGCATCCCAGGGCGCGGCACGTTGTATGGAGCCAAGCGGCTGGAAGCGAAGATCCGCAGCATCACCCATAACTGGAGCATGCCGGCACACTACCTCAAACTGGATCTCGCCAACTTCTTTGTCAGCATCGACAAACGCATCGTGCGTGAACTACTGGCCAAGCGCATCACCGAACCATGGTGGATGCAGCTGACCGAGCAGGTACTGTTCCACGATCCGCGCGAAAACTTCGAACTGCGCGGTGCGCCTGATCTGCTGGACCGGGTGCCGTCGCACAAGCGCCTGACCAATCAACCCGTGAGCCACGGCCTGCCGATCGGAAACCTGTCATCGCAATTCTTCGCCAACGTTTTGCTCGATGCGCTGGATCAATACATCAAGCACAATCTGCGCTGCAGGCATTACGTCCGCTACGTGGACGACATGGTGCTGCTGCACCCATCGCCACAATGGCTCAACCAAGTCCGCGCCGACATAGAAGCCTGGCTGCCGGAGAACCTTGGACTTCGCCTCAACCCGGCGAAGACCATCCTGCAGCCGATAGAACGCGGCGTGGACTTCGTTGGCCAGGTCATCAAGCCGTGGCACCGCGTCACGCGCAAACGCACCATCAATGAGGCGATGCGCCGGGTGCGCGACATCGATGCCAAGGACTTATTCGAAACGGCCAACAGTTACTACGGCTTGCTTCGTCAATCCACACACAGCTATCACCAACGCACCGAGTTATCCAACATCCTGCGTTATCGCGGGCATGTGATCAGCGGCAATTTAACCAAGACGTATCGACATAACCACCAAGGAGATCAAGCATGAACGCACCCACCCCATCCGCAGCAGTAGCGATCAACCAGACCATCGCGATTGAACTGCTCACCCCATCGCCAACCAACCCGCGCAAACGCTTCGACGAGGCCAAGCTCAATGAACTGGCCGAGTCGATCAAATACCAGGG